AGCCGCTCATCCTGCGCCTGAACGTCTACGCCAATCTCAACACCAAGGTTTTCCCTTGCTGTTGCAGCATCACTAGCACCAGTACCACCGTGCGCTACTCCAACGTCCGTACCCTGCCATTCGCCAGCGGTTACAACGCCAGTGTTGCTAACAGTAAACAACGAAGTTTCATCGCTGTTTTGAAGCTCCATCAGGTTTGCTGACTGACTTGCCTTAGCAGTAACAACAAAACCCTTGCTAGAAGCATCGCTGATTCCAACATGCAACTGCGCTGCTGGTGTGTAGCGGTTTAGACCCCAAGAATTAGTCTCAAGGTTGATAGTTGCTGGCCAGTTCCCACCAAGGTTTCCACCTGAGCGAGTGATGTAGAGATTTCCCGAAAACAAACCAAACGCAGCACCACGTCCACCCTCAGTGTTGGTAAGGGTAAGATTCGGATTAGCAGCATCAACAGTAACACTTTCCGCAAAGGTCTTAGCACCAGCAAGTGTCTGCGCTCCCGTTGTTACAAGACCGCGATTGCTTGAAGAAGCATCGGGAATGTTAAACGTGTGCGTAGAACCAGACGAGTCAATGTTGAAGTCCGAACCACTTGTTCCCGTGGCAAAAGACTGCGAATCAGCCGTCAGACCGTTTAGGGTCGTGATCCCAGTGTCCTCTGGAGTGGACCACACAGCGTCGTTGCCGACCTTTGTGAGAACCTGTCCAATAGACGCACCGGACACTTGCGTAAGGGTGTTAATGGCATCCTGCTCATTGTCAGCGCCAGTACCACCATGCGCGACAGCGATCTCAGTGCCTTGCCAAGTACCTGAGCTGATAGTTCCAACGCTTTCAAGCGAAGAACTAACAACACCAGAACCAAGTGCAGTGCTGGAAAGAACGTCAGTGCCATTGATCTTCAGCGACTTGCCAGACGCTAGATCAATATGCTCTGAGCTGGTCCACGAATCGGACGCATCAAGCCAAAGAATGCTTTTGTCGGTGGTTCCTTTGAGGATAATTCCACCGCCATCGGCTGTAGCATCGGAAGGTGTCGCAACAACACCCATCTCAATGTTCTTGTCCTCAACCTCAATAGTCTGAGTGTTAATGATGGTCTCAGTACCATTAACAGTAAGGTCGCCGTTTACGACGAGATCCTGCATGGTGACTGAACCACCTGCAAAATCTAGGTCTTTGTTTGCATCGACAACAAGTGCTTTAGAAGCTGACGCGGTACCTGCTGTTACGTCGTCAAGCTGGTTAAGCTCGGCAGCGTTTGCAGTAACCTGCGCGCCATTAAGCTGTAGCGAGTTAATGTTTGTAGTCGCTACAAAGTTCTTGTCGCCATCTACGGTCTGGTTGCTAGTAAGATCCACATACGCACCAGGTCCAGCAATCGGAATGATGCTGGCTGCTGCTGTAGAGGTTCCACCCTTACCGTAGTAAAGCGTATTATCTACTTCGTTGAATGCTACTTCGGCGTTAGCCAGCGATGCTGGTGCGCCACTCGATCCTGTTGCGCGCCTTTTGAGGCGAATTACTGATGCCATTAAAAGTTTCCCCCGTCTGTGACGTTACCCGTTACCCATGCGTCCAAAGCCAAATCATATTGCAAAACGTCGCCGTCTATTAGCTGCGCTTGCTCCACCACTGGCTTTCCTGCGATTGTTCCTTGTATTTCCTGTGACAACTCGACCGCAACTTCAGCGGCGATGCCCAAACCCATTAGTTCGCTTGTAAAACTCATAGTTCCAAACGAAAAAGGGGGCTCGTACTGACGCCCCCATTTGGTTAATTAACCTTCATTACGTCAGTGGTGAAGATTTCCACCGCTGCGGCTGGCGTAGTCGAAGCAACTCCTACAACGCTCTTAATGAGAGTAGTAGAAGTGTCATCTGCAACACCTGCTGTCGCCGTAGTGTTAAGGTTAGCAAGAGCTACGTAGCTTGCGGCTACCTTGCCCTTAATGCCCTTACCTGTTCCACCACCGCGAACACCGCCGACAAACACCCAACCGTACTCGTTATCAGCGAGTGCGACCTGGGCAGCACCAACCATAAGGTTGTTGGAGCCAGCGTTGGTAGTTGTCATTTCAGCCGCCTGTCCATCCTTGTCGATGGTAACAAAAGCGTACTGAGCGATTGCGCCGTTTGCCTGAACAAACACGAACTCGCCCTCTGGGCATGATCCCTTATCGCCAACCTTCGCTGGCATAATTGCTGGATCTGTTCCAAAGGTCTTCTTGTAATTGATTCCGAATGATCCTGATGCGCTCATCGTTTCCTCCTAAGCGTAAATAACAGCCTGAAGTGCCGGAGCAGCGCAGCAAAGGTTGCCTTCTACGATAATTACCGTGAAGAAAGCATCCTGATCTACTGGACGAGCCATCTCTGGCGCGAGGGGCTTGAAGTCAGCTCCACGAACCATGTCGAACGACCAATATTTGCTGTTTAGCAATCGGCATGAGTTGGACTCAAGAACCGACGAGCCGTAACCGCCATCGAACACGAACGAAGCCCCATCGTACTCAAGCACGCGGAAGCCAGCGATTGCCTTCTTTGCAGGAAGGTTAATGCGCTGAATCGCGGTCAGTGAGCTGTGGAGGAACTTCCAGGCAGTACGATCCATGAGACCAAGATCCGGCATCTCATCGCCACGAGTTACCTGTGATAACGTATCCGTAATGGTCTCCTGAACGTTTGAAGCCGAAAGCGTTACGTTTACAGCGAGGTTTCGTGCAAACGTGTTAGTGCTACGGTCAATCTGCCCATAGGTTCCAGACGATGGTGAAGTGCTGACAGCCTTCTTGATGCCGTCAAACTCAAGACCACCAGATCCGGTGCCGTCGCCGCGAAGCGAGGTCGAAACTGTGTTCTTGAGGCGAGCAATAGCTGCCTTCATCTTCATCTCAGCGAGGTCAAGCAACTGTGCCTGGTCGCGGTTAGCACGACGATCACGCCCTGCAATCGCTACCGGTTCATAAACCTGCTTAATGCCGAAACGAAACGCTGTAGCATCGTCAATCGAATCTAGATTGAACGAGCTAGAGCCTGAGTAGAAACCGCCTACAGCCGAATCATTGTACATGATCGGCTTGCGAAGCTCGTATCCACCACTAAATTTACGAATTAGTCCCTGTTCGTCCAGCGTTGCCAGAAGCGGATTGTGATGCAAAATCTCGTCCGCGATGGCATCCGACTGATCGAAGAGGGTTGCTACGATTGCCTCTTCCAAATTAGCCATTTTGAGTTGTCCTTTTTAGTTTGGGGACAACCCAATACGACTATTCGCCACTCATGCGGCGTCGCAGGTTGTCCCTCATATCTTTGACTTGTATTCTGGGAGTCCCTGAACCAGCGGAGCCAGTAATTGACCGCGAAGCCGCCTTTGCTTTTCGCGCGACGGCTTGTTTTTGTTCCGCAACCGACTTTGCAGCTACAGCGTTATTGATGCTGGAAAAAGTCGGATTACCTGCGACCACATAGTTATACGCCGTTTCTAGGATCTCTTCGGGAGAGCTATAGCGACCTGTGGAAGCCAAACCACTCACTACGGGAGCCATTTCAGCTTCTAACTGCGAAGCGGTTTCTGGATCTCGAAAAAGCGGCTTTGTTTTCAGAAAAGAGTCTACGACCCGCTCATTATAATAGGCAACGGCGTTTTTCTGCTGTTCTGCCTGAATAGCCTGGAACTTCTCTTCCGCTATACGCTCGGCATCTTCACGGGTAAGGTAGTTTTGCTGCTGCGGAGGGTAAGCATACCCATTCATGTTTGGGTCAATTTGCCCCTGCTGCATTAGATCGTTTACCGATAACCCATAGGCGTCCAGCCATTCAATCGCGGTAGCAACAGGATTAGCTTGCATAGCCCGATCCCACGCGACTGACCGCCTGGTTACGTCCGCGATGCTAATACCCTGCTTGGCATAGTCTTGTTCATGCTCCTTTAGAACGTCATAAACTTTGCTCGTCTGCTGTTTTAGATCATTTACCTCCTGCATCCTGCGCTGGTAGTCGCTACGAAGCTCGTAAGCCCTACGATTCATGTACTGCTGCAACACATGCGCGTTTTCCGATGTAGGGTTTAAGAAAGCCTCCTTTTCGGCTTTGTTCATGTCAGCCGGGGGAACGACAGGGATACGCTCCATGATGCTTGAGGGAGTCTCTTCTGCCTCGGTAGGTGTCTCATCCTCTGCTACAGCTTCCTTTTCGGGCTCAACTCTTTGCGCCTCTTCTTTTGCGTCGAACTGCTGTTCTAGTGCGTCACGAATTGAACGCTCTTCAGTATTGCGCTCAGGTGTTACTTCCGTTTCTGTTGGGGTGGTTTCTACATTATCCATTTAGTCTCTCCCGTAGGTTTTGCATAAAATTAGCCACGACCTTCTTCTCTCTAGATTCGGCGTTCTTTTCAGGGGAATAGCCCCGTTCGTAGGCATCACCTACCTCGACAACGCCAGCGGCACGGTAGGTAGCCCGTAGTTTTGACTTGCTAGTGTAAATTTCTTTAGGGTTTAGCGGATTGCGAGTCGGCGGCATTTCATCCTGAATGAAGTAGTCCCGCGCATTAGACTGCACTCTCTTTTGTACCTGGTCGATTGGAACGACTTTCTTTTGATCGTGACAATACTGGAACAGTTTATACTTTGACATGCTGCCTCAGTTATACGGCGCAGTAATACAAAGTTTTTACCTACCGCGCCATCGGTTTTACGAGCGAGGAACTATGTTATTTACCACTACAGGCTGTTGTCCTTGTGGTTGAGCGTTTAAGCTCCCCTGGAACGCCTCGGCTGCCAAACGTAGTCGCTCTAGCTCCTGTTCGCTTGCTAAACGCCGCTCTTCCATTAGCTTTTCAGACTCAGAAAGCCGCACGCGAAGCTGCTCCAGCTCGTTTTTCTGCACATCTAGCAAGGCTCCCAAACGGATAGCTTCCTGGTCAATGGCTTGCTTGTTGGCTGCGGTAGACGCATTGGATTGAACCTTGAGCAGATCCACCTGAACAGCATTAGCCTTAACCTGCGCCTCTTGCTGTGCAATACCCAACTCTTGCTGTGCTAACCACTGGTCAAACTGCTGCTTTTGAACCTGGATCTGAGCGTCCAGCGACTCACGTTGCATTTTTACCTGATGCTCTTGAGCCACGAGCATATTCTTTTCGTGAGCATCCTGCATTTGCATTTGAGTTGCTGAAAGGCGTGCCTGAGCCTCGACTTGCGCGATCTGCATCCGAGCTTGCATTTCTTGCATGATTGGGTCGGGTGGCGGGGGCTGCTTGGCAGCTTCTTCTTTTGCTTTGGCAATTTGCCCGATTTCACCGAGTGCTTTCGTAAAGATCCCATCAAGCTCCTTACCGCCTTTGAAGCGTTTTATAACGTTTTGGAACAGGTCAATGCTAAAGCCAAGAAGCGGCGGGTACTGCTCGATGAGGCTTTTCATCTGGTTGAAAAACTCACCTGCTGACGTGATCAGTTGCATCCCTTCGGCTTGGTCTTGAGCCTGATCAATAGCGATCATGGAGTCCGAAGCGATCTGTATTCGGTAGCAGAACTGATGTTCTGACCGCAGAAAGTCTAGGATCTGCTGCTTCATGCCTTCCATGATCATCATAGGATCTGGCGGCATTGGAGCTGGCATAGGTTGTCCGTCTGGACCCATTTGCGGGGCTTGCTCTGGCGGTGACGGTAACAGCGGCATTAGAACGTTTGTGGCATCGCCAATCTCAAAGATGCGTTCGCCTTCAAACGTGCTGGCTATGATGATGCCTAGCTTTTCAATGGCATCACTTACGAACTTGCTAAACATGTTTTGGCGCACCACCAGTCCAAGACTCGACCATGCGTTTTCCAAACGGTTCGCCGTGGCGCTCTTGTACTGATCCGATGTACCGCGTAGCAGATCGCTAACTTTTAGCGTTTCGTATAGCTGCTCTAGTGCGGTCTGGCGTGCTTGCTGAAGAACTTGCAGCGCGTTGACGTACGCTGCGATATCCATTGTTTCAATTCCAGCACCGAGACCACCGCGACTCTTGTAACTAGGCCAATTCATTACAGGAATCATCTTCAGATCGCCAGTCATTAGCTGCTCGATCTGGTTGCCGA